TTCAGTATCAATATTTACTGTTGCAAAACCATCTACTAAATCTACTTTACCTCTATAAATATTGTCTGCTTGTGGTGCTTCTACAAATGAATGAACTAAAAAATGCGTGTCTTGTTTGGATTCTAATGGATGATCGATTTTAAAAGAGCCAGAGCCTTTAGACAAAGATCCTGAAATAGTCACGTTGCCTGTGACACTAAGTTTTTCTGAAGCACTAGTATTTCCAATTGCAACATTGCCTGTTCCACCATCTATTCTCATGGCTTCACCAGCAGTTTTTACTCTAAACTGTATGCCATCATCACCATTTTTATTTTCTATAACAGCACCCTCTGAAGATGTGTATAAACCCATTCTGTAAGTAGAAGTACCACCAATTTGGATAGCTGGATTGGTTGCATCACCTGTAGCATTATCTGTACCTACATGTAGATTTGCGTTTGCAGTACCATGTCCTATACTTGCTTTACCAGCATCAGTAACTCTAAATAAAATATTTGCATTTGCTGAATCATCTTGATTATGTCCTACAGTAAAGTTTTCATTAGTACCATCATTGTTTGAATCAATGTTAACTCTAAATCCATTTGGTGAATTTATAACAAAGTTTTGACTTGTTGGACAAGTAAAGCCACTTTGCTCTATTGTCATTCCATTAACTGTACCTGTAACATCTATTCCACCAGTTGCTGTACTTAAAACTGCTGATCCTAAATGTTTTAAAACTACAGTTCCACCATCACCACCATCTGTACAAGTCAAATAATCAAAGCCATCTGAATCTTGTAATTGTAAGTTAGTACCTCTTACTAAAAGACTACCAGTGCCAGCTTCTTGTATTCTTGAATTACTACCATCATGGTAAATTTGCAAATCATCACTAGCACCAAACTTAGCTTTTGCATTGTCTGCAAATTCCAAACAATCATCTGATTTATCAAAGACAATATTATTACTGCTACCTGTAAATGTTACATCTCCATTAACTGTTAATCCTGTAAGAGTTCCAACACTTGTTATTTGTGTTTGAGCAGCATCTACTGATAATGAATGTGCAACACCCTCACCTGAAGTAGCACCTGTAGAAGTAAGACCTGTTCCTGCTGTAATAGTGCTTACATAATCTCCAACTGTATCTGTTCCTAATACAACACTATTTGCTTGTATTGTTGTAGAAATAGATATACCTGCTGTTCCATCGAAATTAGCAGTACCAACTACATCTCCTGACAATGCTATTGCTCTTGCTGTTTCTAAAGCTGTAGCTGTAGCTGCATTTCCTGTTGTATCTTGATTTAAAGTACCAACTACAAAATCTAAAGTGCCATCTGAATCATCGTAAGTTACTGTAATACCTGTTTCAGTATTGCCTGTAACCATACCACCAACTATATCTTGTACTCTTTCATTAGTCATATAAAGGTTGCTAGAACCTTCTGTAAGATTGTCTGTAGTTTTTGCTGCTAATCTAGTATCGAATCTAGCATCTGTATAATAAAGATTAGTTCCTTCACTAAGATCAGAAGTAGAATGATTACTAATAGATGATACTGTACCTGTAACATTACCTGTAACAGTACCCTCTAGGTTAGATACTAAAGTTCCAACTGCATATCCTGTTCCAGAAGTATTAACTGTAGTTGTTGGCTCAACTTGTAAATCTTTAAATAGCTTGAACTTACCTGAATCATTAGCATCTCTAAATAGACCTGCATATAAGTCTTGTGATCCTGAAGTGTCATACAATCCATAAAAACCTATGTCTAATGAATCAGCACCACTATTGGCTTTTGCTAATTTAATTAATGGATCAGTTACAGCTAAAGTATCTGAATTAACAGTAGTAGTTGTGCCATTTACTGTCAGATTACCTGAAATAGTTACATTGTCAGGTAGTCCTATTGTTACTGTTGCAGTTTCGCTTCCTGATCCTGATACTTCTATCTCATTAGTTGAACCAGCTATAGTAGCCACATAGTTACCAACTGTATCAGTTCCGAGAGCTATACTATTTGGTGCAATAGTTGTAGATAAGGTAATATTACCTGTACCATCAAAACTAACACCTGTAGCTGTAACATCTCCTGATAATCCAATAGTTCTACCAGTTGCAAGTGCTGTAGCTGTATCAGCTACAACACCTGATAAATTATTTATAAATGTGTTTGTTACTCTAGCATCTATAGCAGAGTTAGCTCTTGTGTCTGTAAAGTAGAGATTAGAGCTACCCTCACCAATATCATCTGTATCTAAAGTTATATTTGCAGTACCATCAAAAGATACTCCTGATATTGTTCTAGCTGTAGCCAAAGCAGTTGCAGTAGATGAATTACCAACTAATGCACCTGTTACTTGATTAAAAACTACATTGTCTGAAGTACCTACAGATTGTCCTATAGCAAAAGTAACAGCATTACCTGAAGCTGTTGATGTAACACCTGTACCACCTAAAAGTGATAAAGTTTCAGAATCAAGATCAATAGCAATAGTAGAAGAACCATCGCTAATATCTAAATCTTGTGCTGTTACTTGGCTATCTACATAAGCCTTAATTGATTGTTGGGTTGCTAATGCTGTTGCAGAGTTACTACTAAAATTATCTTCATCTAGTATTGCTGTAACTGTTGATCCTGAACTAAAACTAAAAGATGTTATACCATTAACAGTACCAGCATTTATATCTACAGTATTGTCAGTAGTTATACTAAAAGGCATTGTGATCCAAGCATTATTACTACTGTTTCTTAATTTTAAAACATTAGCAGATGTATCAATCCACCACTCATAAGCGTACATTGTAGCTGGTTCACTTGAACCACTATTATTTGTTGCAATAGCATTAAGAGCATTATTCAAATCTGCTCTAAAGTTTGCACCTGTTTGATTGGCTATATTGTAATCGTGTTGTGCCATGTTATATTCCTCTTCTAAATTTTATACTTTTGTTTAATATTTATAAATCTTTTAATGCATAATAAAAATATTTTTTATTCATAAGGATTCTCTAAATCTATATCATCTTCTATCGAAGATACAAAACCAGTATCTATGTATGTTAAAAAACAATTTAGCTCAAATTCTCTTACACTAAAATATGTATTAATCCAATCTTGCACAATGTTATCTGTAACATCATCAATTTCTATAAAATCTGAAGCAGTTGTGTCTTTTGTTAAATAATTAAAAGTTATGTTTTGTTTTGCAACATTTAAAGTATTAGCAGAGTTATTTGTTTCATATGCATTTATTGTATATTCGACTTCTGTTACTAATTGTTTGCCACCCTCTACAATTTGTTTTGACTTAATAGAATTTGGTATAAATGTAGCTGTATATCTTTTTATAGTTGCCATAATTAACTTGCACTAAACTTAATAAATCTTGCATCTGCTGATCCTATTTGCAAAGCATTACTGTTACCTTGTGCATAAATAAACAAGTTGACTGTACCTGATCCAGTATATCTAAATGCAAAAGGTATGTTTGCAGTATCAGAACTAGAAGTAAGTCTGCTTTCACTAATCAATCCAGGCAAATTTTGTAATAAAGGCGTTACATATCTAAATGGACTTGAAGCATTATCAGTAAGTTTTGTAGTATCAGTACCACCTGAAGTAACTGTTGTATTAATTTGATTTGATGCACTAGCACCAAATGTTCCATCCGAAAATAACATACTGATTGTTTTTACTTCACCTGTACCACCAACTAATCTTACATAACCTATGTAAAATCCTGCACCAGTTCCAACACTAGTTACATGAGCATAACGTAAGCTATTTGTATTAAAGTTACCAATAGCACTACCATCTACTAAACCACCATTACTAGCTAAAACTAAATCAGTAACATTTATTTTAGAAGCTGTAACCTGATTAGCCAGTATCTTATTTGTTGTAATAGCATCATCTTTTATGTCAGTTTCAAATACTGGTTCTTCTGTTACTGTAAATGTTAGTGTAACTGCATCTGATTCTGTACCTAACACATTCAATGAAGTAACACTTGCAACATAGTCAGTACCTTTTTTAATAAAGTTTAAATCGACTCTAGTTACATCTACTATTTTATTTAAAACTTGGTCTCCACCTGAATCAACAATATTCACTCTGTATTGATAATCAGGAAAATCTGTTGGTTCATTCCAACTCAAAAAAGGTCTGCCTATATCAGAAGATGGAGTATCAGTAAATGCAAGTCCAGTTGGTGCTTTAACAGCAAAAGCAGATGGTTGATTTGCAAGTTCTTCTAAAGGTTCTTGTGCTGGTACTTCCCAAGTATATACATCAAAATATTCTATTAAATTAACAGATACTAAACCATCTGATTGCAGTTCTAATGCTTCAACTCTACAAACTTTGCTACTAAAACCTAATCCAGCGTAGGTGAAATCTACAATATCTCCAACATTAAGTTTATACATTTCAGGAGTTCCTAAAAATTGTATAGTAGTTTGGTTTCTACTTCTTGTTAGAATTGCTTTACCCATATTATGTGCTATATATGGATCACTTATAAGAGGAAACTCTGTTTTTACTTCAAGTTCTTCACCACCATCATCTGAAGTAAAATCATTAGCATCAGTTGTAGCTGAATGTAAAACTATTGCAGTATCTAACTCATATTTTTTGTTAGCGTTAAAAAATTCAACTATCACTTTATTAGCTCTTTGATCTTTATTTCCATAATCAACAGCAATACCTGCTTCTGCTATAACATGATCGTCTGTTATAGAAAATGTTGAAGTACCTGTATCTTCAATCTGTAATTCATACTTACCATCAACATATAAAAAAATACCTCGCATATTTGTAAGTAATTCTTTTGAATTGTCCATTACATTATTGTTTGCATCAATTACACCATTACAATGAAATCTTTTTACTTTTGCTAATATAGTTCCAGTTTCATTTGAAAAATTAGATGATAAGGTAGCATTTACAAATATTAATAAGCTAACGACTGTATTATAATGATGGGTTCTTTGTACAGCTTTTATCTGTACAGCATTTAAAATTACATTACCACCTGAATCTGTTAATGTTATTGATTCTCCAACTTTATTTTGCCACCACCTAAGATTTGCATTTGTTTGTGAAGATGGTACAGATATAAAGCTATCTCCTGAATTACCAGAAAATGTAATAGTTTGTGCTGAACCATTGTAGTATGGATTATCAACTAATGTATCAGCAGTATTAGCAGCAGTTGAAAATGTAGATGTATTTACTTTTGCTATAGGTAAACCTTTACCATATTCATCATTAGTAATGTAATCTAAAAAACATAATGCAGGATTGTCTGACCACTCATAAGTTGACAAATTACCAAATGTTTGACCTGCATCTCTAGGATCAAAAACCTTTTTACCTTTAACTTGTACTGTTAGTTGTGGTATACCTGACCAAATTCCTTTTGTATCGAAGCCATAGTGTGCTGCTATATAACATACACCATTCAACTTATGTGCTGTAGTCCAATTAGACATTGATGCAACAAGCATAGGATCAGCAGTTTGTGAAGCAGCACCATGATGTAAGTTAAAAACATAACGATATTTTAAAGCTGGATTTGTTCCAAATTGACCAGCACCAGCATTTATACCAGTACCATTTTGTGAAACTGTATTTAAAGAACCCGATCCTGAAGCAATCTTATCAGTACCAATGTAGCCACCATCTCTGAATCTAGCACTATCAGTCAATGAATTACCATCAAGCTCTATAGATTGCCCTATGATTTCTTCACACTCACCAACTGCTAAAGCATAGACAACGTATAAATCTCTTGAATCATTTGCGTTAGTGTCCATATAGATTATCTGCGCACCAACTCTTCTAGTACCATATATAATCGGTAACTTACCACCAGCAGAAGTTTTGTTGGCAAGTATACCCTGACCTTTTGACAACATTTCTCTAGCAAGTCTAAAATTCTTAACTCCTACTGTAAGAGTAACAACAGTACCAATAATTTTAAGTGCTTTAAATACTTTTGAGCTTTTTACTGCAGCAATAAACCATCTGATTCCAGACAATGCACCCATTACATACCCCACCTAACATCATCTTTGACTTGTGTTGCAAACTCCATACCTTTATCACCACTACTAAATGCTTGTTGTGATTCATCAGAAAAATGTCTGCCTTTAGTTAAATTCCAATTAGACCAATGACTAGCCACAACAAGAGTAAGAGTAGAATCATCTGTATTTTCTTGAATAGATACATTTCTAATATTACCTGTAAAATAATTTATAGCACCTACAATAGATTCGTTTGTATCAAAGTAAGCCAAATGTATTTCTACTTCTTTATCTGTAAATGCACCTGTTTGTATTAATGATCTAACCTGATCTGTTATATTAGAAAAAGCAATATTAACTTCATCAACTTGTAATTGTCCAGTTTCAGAAGTTGCATCTACAGTAAGAAAAGAGCCACCTGCTTCATAAGTATTAGAATCAAAAACAACATTTGTATAATAATCTGTCAATCTTACTGTTGAAGATAAATTTAGCTCAACTAAAAAAGCTGTTTTAGTAGCTGAAGCTGATACTTGATTTTGTAAAGCAGTTGATAAACTTCTTGGCATTAGGTTATAACCTCTCTAACATCAAATGAAATAGTATATAAACCACTTGCATCTGTTGTGTACATGATTTCATCACTTTGCAGGTACACAGTAAAACTTGGTTTGTTTACAGTTACAGCTTCATTATCTGCTAGAGCAGCTACTAAGTTTGGTGATATTAATACAGTAAGTTCGCCACTTGAATTAGAATCAATATCTGATTGCACCATGTAAACTTTAGAATGATTTGCAAACTTGATTAAATCACCTGCTTTTAAAGCACCAGTTGTACTTGCTGTAAAACCATCTAATGCTATTGAACCATCAGCAGCAGTATGTGATCCATTGACTAAAATATCAGTTTCACCTTTTGATGCACCTAAATTATCTAATGGTGCTTGTATTGTAAAATCTTCAAAAGAACCTTTTTGTTTTTGTAGAAATGCAAATATCTCCATAGCTTTCTCTTGTTTCATAGGTGGCATAGATGCTGTGAATGAAAAGTATTGTGATCCTATTTGTCTAACTTGTTTTTTACCTGATAGTGTTTGATTAGTTAGAGTAGGTCTATTATCTTGAAAGTTTAAGGCTCTAAATAATGGATTTG